CGACCCCCAGTTCCTAGTACGGTTTCCGGGCCCCTCAAAGGGCCCGGAACTACCAAGGGTTTAGGCAGGGCCCCTGAAGGCCCTGCCTGTAACCAAGTAACTAACGTAACCAAAGAGGGCCGGGGCCCTGAAGCCCCGGCCCCCTGGAGAGGGGCAGCCGGTCCCTCCCTGACCGGCTGCCACTAAGGGGTAAGGAGGTTGACCTTGGCGTGGTCAACCTCCAACAGAGCCAGTCGCCTGCCGAGCGACTGGCCCCGGATCCGACTGGCGGTCCTCCGGAGGGACCGCCGGGAGTGCCAGCTCCGCCTGCCTGGGTGCAGGCGGAGAGCAACCCAGGTGGATCACCGGAAGCCCGGTGATGACCACTCCCTGGAGAACTTGCAGGCCGTCTGTTCGGCCTGCCACTCCCTGAAGTCGTCCCGCGAGGGCAACGAGGCCCGAGCGAGGCTCAGGGCCGCTCGTCGGCGGCCCGAGGAGCGTCACCCTGGGTGGGTGACGCCCCCCAAGGGGTCCTAGGGCCTCGCAGCCTGACGGGCTGCGAGCCTGACCGAATGTACAGCCCGATGGTTTCGAGGGCTTCTCTCTTGCTGTCGGCCCAGCCGGTCAGGTCCTGACCGCCCGGGCGACGAAGCTGCCAGCGGTATCTCTGGCTGCGCTCGCTGAACGTTATGGTGTAGTCCACGCCAACTCCGTCAAGTCCGCCAACCGCGACGACACTGACGATAGCGACGATCCCGCCATGATCGCTAGGCGCGCTCATCGGCGGTTAAAGTCCGCGTGTGTCCGACCGACGCCTGCTCACGACCGCCGAACTGGCGCGTGCCCTCGGGCTGTCCGCGCGGACCATCCAGCGGTACCGGCAGGCCGGTCTGATCCGGCCTGCGGAGGTCAGCCTTGGCGGGCACGCTCGCTGGGACGTGGATGACGTTCGCGAGCAGATTGCACGACTGAGAAAGGAATAGCCTCCTGGTGGGGCTAGTGCCCCAGGAGGGTGTTCGAATGCCGGGTCCTGTGCCCAAGAGGGATTCCGAGCGGATTCGCCGGAACCTCCCTGAAGTCCCGACCGACACGGTCGTGATGGTGGGTCCTGTCGAGATCCCCGAGCTGGGGATCCCCAACGCCCACCCGATGATTGTCGACTTCTACGAGTCGCTGAAGCGTTCTGGCCAGTCGAAGTACTATGAAGACTCCGACTGGCAGCTGGCTCGAATGGCGCTGTACTTCGCCAACAAGCTGCTGAACGACGAGAAGCCGTCGAGCATGATGCTCCAGCAGGTGAACTCGATGCTGTCGGATCTTCTGGTGGCCGAGGGGCAGCGTCGCAGGGTGCGCCTGGAGATCGAGCGCCAGACCGCACAACAGAACGTTGTGCAGATGTCCGACTACTTCCGAAATCGCCTAGGCGGATCTGCCTAGGCGCCCCCGGGTTGAGCGCGGGATTCTGCTACCTTGCCTGCGCTCCCCGGGGCCTTAAGCCCGGGGAGCATGATGGTCCGCCCGTTCGTGTTGTTCTTGACGATCGCGATCTTCGTGTGGTGGACCGTGATGTTCTTCTGGGGCCCCAAGGCGGTCCCGGTGCCGTCCTTCTAGTCCCTGGTAGCACAATGGCAGTGCGATCGGCTGTTAACCGATTGATCCAGGTTCGAGTCCTGGCTGGGGAGCGGCCCACAGCGGTTGTCCGCAAGTGGGCTTTTGTGTGTCCTCTCTCTGTTTCCTTTCAGGGGTGATCCTTCCTTCCCTCCCGCCCTCGCCCGCCCGGTTGGTTCGCCGGGCGGGCTCTGGATCTACCGACGGTCGGGGGCAGGTGACTGGAGCGCCTGCCATCGGAGGTTCGAGTCCTCCTAGATCCCCGTAGCGCATGCCAGCGGCGCCGTGACTGAAACGAGCTGGCACTTTGGAAGGCAGCGCCATGGTGGCAAACCGGCCCCGAAAGCCGGGCTAGGCGCGAGCCTAGAGGTTCGATTCCTCTGCCTTCCTCTGTCCCTGTCACCGTGACCGGTGCTAAGAGCCATGATGCAGCAACAGGATGGGTCCAGCAATGAGATGCAGTGTTTGTGGCGAGTTCATGATCAAGGATGAGCGGTTCGGGTGGAGATGCCCGAATCCGTCTGCTCACGACTACTGAGCTTCAGCAGTCTCTCATCATTAAGGGGTCCAGCGCCTTGACTAAGGCTCTTGCCCCCGCCCCTGCGTATATCACCGGTCCAACATGGCGTAAGTACGAAGACGGAAGTTGGTACCTGCCTGAACGGTCGCTCGGGTGGGGCATTCTCGACTTTCTGTTCAAGTACGTGAAGTCGCCCGGCGGCCAGTTCGCGGGCGAGCCGTTCATCCCGACCGACGAGCAGGCCCGCTTCCTGCTCTGGTGGTACGCGGTCGATGAGAACGGCAGGTACGTGTACCGCGAGGGCGTCCTACGCCGCTGCAAGGGGTGGGGAAAGGACCCGCTGGCGGCTTCTATGGCGCTCGCCGAGCTGTGCGGCCCGGTCGCGTTCGACGGGTTCTGCGACGGCGAGCAGTACCACTGCGGCAGACCCTCCTGCACCGGTTGTGGCGAGGCCGTCGGTAAGACCCGGCATGCTGCGTGGATCCAGGTTGCGGCCGTCAGCCAGGAGCAGACGAAAAACACGTTCTCCTTGTTCCCTGTGATGATTTCGCAGGAGTTCAAGGAGGAGTTCGGGCTGGACATCAACAAAACCATCATCTACTCGTCCGATGGTGGTCGTATCGAGGCGGTGACCAGCTCACCGCACTCGATGGAGGGTAACCGCCCTACTTTCGTCATCTGCAACGAGACACAGTGGTGGGTTGAGGCCGTGCAGGGCCACGACATGAAGAATGTCATCGACGGTAACGTGACCAAGATCGAGGGGTCGCGGATCCTGTCGATCTGCAACGGCCACATTCCCGGCCAGGAGTCGGTTGCCGAGCGAGACTACGAGGCGTGGCGCGCTGTCGAGGCCGGGCAGGCGGTCGACACCGGCGTGATGTACGACGCGCTGGAGGCGCCTGCCGACACCCCGATCTCGGAGATACCCCCGAAGGACGTCGATCCCCAGGGGTACGAGCAGGGGATCGAGAAGCTTCGCCAGGGCATCATCATCGCCCGGGGCGATGCGACGTGGCTTGATCCGGATTCGATCATCGCGTCCATCCTGGACGTGCGTAACCCGGTGACCGAGTCGCGCCGCAAGTTCCTCAACCAGATCAACGCCGCCGAGGACGCCTGGATAGCTCCTCGCGAGTGGGACATGGTTGAAGACCGGTCGCTTCGGTTGAATCCGAAGGACCGGATCACGCTGGGTTTCGACGGGTCCAAGTCGAACGACCACACCGCGCTGGTCGCGTGCCGTGTTGAGGACGGCGCGCTCTTCCTGCTCGGGCACTGGAATCCGGAGAACTACAAGAAGCCGGACGGGTCTTTCGAGGTGCCCCGCGAGGAAGTGGACGCGGTCGTTCGTTCGGCGTTCCAGCGTTACCAGGTTGTCGCGATGCGCGCCGACATGAAGGAGTTTGAATCGTACGTCGATGCGTGGAGCCGGGATTTTGGTCGGAAGCTTGTCGTGAGCGCGACCGCCGGTCATCCGATCGCATTCGACATGCGGGGCAATCAGAAGAGGTTTGCGTTCGATTGTGAGCGCTTTGTTGATGCCGTGCTGGAGCAGGAGCTGAAGCACGACGGTAACCGCTTGCTCCGCCAGCACGTGCTCAACGCCGTACGGCATCCGACGACCTACGACGCTATCAGCATCCGTAAGGCCACCAAGGATTCTTCTCGCAAGATCGACGCTGCGGTCTGCGCGGTTCTGGCCTTCGGGGCCAGGCAGGAAGTGTTGATGAGTAAGAAGAACCGTTCACGCAAGGCCGTGGTGCTCCGTGGCTAAGACTATTCCAGAACAGGTAAACGATCTGGCGGACTTCCTGTATGCACAGGAAAAGAGTTTGAGAGAGTCCGCCCAGTACTACGAGGCCACGCACCGGCTCGAGGCCATCGGTCTCGCGACCCCGCCCGAGATGCGGTGCCTGACGGCGGCCATCGGATGGCCCCGAATGATCCTGGACTCCATAGAGGAGCGTCTGGATGTCGAGGGCTTCCGTCTGGCCGGTCAGTCCGAGCAGGTTGACGACCTGTGGGACTGGTGGCAGGCGAACGACATGGACGAGGAGTCGTCCCTGGCGCACCTGGACGCCCTGATCTACGGTCGGTCGTACATCACGGTGGCTGCGCCCGACGTGGACGCCGGTGACGAGCCGGGCGTCCCGATCATCCGAGTTGAGTCGCCGCTGAACATGTACGCCGAGGTGGATCCGCGCACCCGCAAGGTGACCCGGGCGATCCGGCTGTACAAGCCTGTGCGGTGGGATGAGGAGCAGCTCCAGTACGCGACGCTCTACCTTCCGGACGAGACGCACTACCTCGTGAACGTCGGGGGTAAGTGGCAGGCCGAGCAGGCACCCACGGTGCACAACCTGGGGGTTGTGCCTGTGGTGCCGATGTACAACCGCGAGCGCCTGAGCGATCGTCAGGGGACCTCGGAGATCACGCCCGAGATTCGCAGCTTCACGGACGCTGCGGCCCGGACGATGATGAACATGCAGGCGGCCTCGGAGCTGATGGCTGTTCCGCAGCGCGTGCTTTTCGGTGTGAACGCCGAGGACCTGATTGATCCCGGGTCCAATACGTCGGTTCTCGAAACCTACATGGCGCGCATCATCGCGCTGGAGAACGAGACGGCCAAGGCGTTCCAATTCAGCTCCGCCGAGCTTCGGAACTTCACCGAGGTCCTGGAGCAGCTGGCCAAGCACATTGCGAGCTACACGGGCCTGCCGCCGCAGTACTTGTCCTTCAACTCGGACAACCCAGCGTCCGCCGAGGCGATCAAGTCGAGCGAGTCTCGGCTGGTCAAGAAGTGCGAGCGGAAGGCTAGGATGTTCGGCGGCGCCTGGGAGCAGGTGATGCGCCTGTGCAAGCTGGTCATCGATGGTTCGGTGTCTCCGGAGCTGTACCGGCTGGAGACGATCTGGCGCGACCCGAGTACTCCTACGTTCGCTTCTAAGGCTGATGCGGTCAGCAAGCTTAAGTCTTCAGGCATCATCCCGACCGAGCGCGCTCGTATCGATCTTGGATACACCGACGAGGAGCGCGAGGAGATGCGGGAGTGGGACGAGGAAGACCAGCAGAAGGGTCCGATGGGCATGCTGGCCCGACAGATCGGCACACTGCCCCAGGGTGAGACCACGGGGCCCGACCAGGAGGGTCGGACTCCCCCGGAGTTCGCTAGGCAGCAGGCGGCGGCGTGACGTACGAGGAGTACACACGCGCCGAGCAGCAGAACACGGCGAACCTAGCCATCTTCCTGGCGCTGTACCTGCGTCCTTTCCTTGAGGACGAGCAGGACGAGGAGAGCTGGTTGTCGCTGGTCATGCTCGTGTACGAGCTGATCGCAGCGGCGCACCGGCGTAGTTCTGAGCTTGCCCGCCAGTTCTACGACTCCGAGCGGAAGTTGCACGTCCCGCCGTCGGTCGATCCGACGGCGATCGTGCGTTCGGGGGTCGGGGATTCCAGGCCGGACCTGGATCGGCACCCGATCTTCCTGAGCGAGACCCGACCGGAGTTCGTGATCGAGGGCCTGGAGCCTGCTCGGGAGCAGTTCTCTCGCGAGAACGCGACCGAAGAGGATCTGGCAGCCGTGATTCGTCAGGCCCAGAAGCAGGCCTTGGCGGGCGGGCGCCGGACGCTCCGGGAGGCGGTCCGTACCGACCGGAGGGCGGTCGGTTGGGCCCGGGTCGCCGGTGGCGGCGAGTCGTGCGCCTTCTGTCTGATGTTGATTTCCCGCGGGCCGGTCTACAAGGACGCGGACCAGGCGGGTCTGGACGCTGGCTCGAATGTCAGCGCTCTGGAGATTTGGAATCGCTATAATCGGACTGGGGATGACTCCCAGCTGATGAAGCTGATGAATCGATGGCACGAGAACTGCGATTGTCGAGTGGTTCCCGTTTTTGACCGGGACGATTGGCCCGGTCGGGATCAGTATCTGGAGGCCGAAGACCTCTGGATCAAGCATACTCGCGGCAAGAAGGGTCGCGAGAAGCTTATTGCCCTTCGTAAGGCGATGGGCGACGGATACAAGCGGACTGACTCCGCTTCCTGAAAACAGTAATGACCAGCGCCCCTGGTGGGCGCTATTTCACATGCCCTGGAGGCACGTTTATGTCTGGTACTGATGGCACGCCTACTCCCCCGGTCACCCAGATCTCGGATCTTCCGCAGTGGGCCCAGGAGTACATCGCGAACCTTCGGCAGGAAGCTGCCGATCATCGCGTGAAGAAGAACCAGCTTCAGCAGGAGCTTACGGCTGCTAACGAGAAGCTGGCTGGCCTTCAGACCGAACTGGCAGAGGTCAAGAAGACCGCCGAGTCTGCCTCAATGGAGTCCAAGAAGCTCCAGATCGCGCTCGAAGCAGGTATTCCTGGCGAAAAGGCTGTTTCGTACGCTCCCCGGCTTGTCGGGAACACGGAGGACGAGCTTCGCGAGGACGCAAAGAAGCTCGCCGCTGATCTGGCCCCGGCTCTGGGGACTGTCCAGCAACAGCCTGCGACCGACCGGTCGCAGGGTGCAGGTAATGCCGGTGTGGCCTTCACAAACAAGAACCTCTCCGAGGGTGCTCGGGAGTTCGCGAACCTGGTGTATGGCCGTCTTGCCGGTCCTTCAGTATAGGACTTAGAACTAAATGGCTGAGAATCTTGCCGCTCACATTGGTCCGGGCGTTCAGGGTCGCCTGAGCCTTATGCCTTCGGACATGCTGCCGGAGACTGTCGTTGGGGACATCTTCTCCAAGGCCGAGCAGCAGTCCATCCTGATGACCCTTGGTCAGCGGGTCCCGGTCTCGCTGAACGAGACCTTCGTGACGGTCGATGGGACCTTCCCGGAGGCCGGTCAGGTCGGTGGCACGACACTGGAGTCTCGTGAGGGTGCGCGTAAGCCTCTGGCGGGTGTGACCTACGGGTCCCGCAAGGGCTTCATGCCCATCAAGCTCGCCGTGATCGTCACGGTGTCTCGCGAGTACGCGCTGACCAACCCGGAGGGTTACTACTCGCAGCTGACCACCAAGCTGTCGGGCGCGATCGCTCGCGCCGCGGACCTGGCCGTCGTGCACGGTCGGGACGCGCTGCGTGGCACCCCGCTGGTGGGTATCTCGAACAACTCCTACATCAACGCCACGCAGAACCGCGTCACGCTGGACTTCAGCGCGCCTGCTGGGCCTGGTGACGTTATCGACCAGTTCATCGCTGGCTGGAAGATGGTTACCGACGAGAACAACGGCCCGGGTAACTACGAGGTTACCCACATGGCTGCTGTTCCGTCGATTCGCCCGGACCTGATGACCATTCGCCGGTCGGATGGTACCCCGCTGTTCAACCCGGGTGGCGTTCCGTCGACCGGGTCGGAGATCAACCTCTACAGCGGGGGTGTCGGTAGCCTGCTGGGCATCCCGACCTCGTTCCACCGCGTGGTCGGCGGCCGTATCGGTAACAACGCCGGTACCAACGTGAAGGTGCTCGCGGGCGACTGGTCGCAGCTGTGCTACGGCTACGCCGACGCGATCTCGGTTCGTATCTCGGACCAGGCGAGCCTTGTCGACGAGGCCGGGGAGACCATCAACCTGTGGCAGACCAACCAGATCGCCGTGCTGGCCGAGGCTACCTTCGGCTGGTACGTGAATGACCCGAACGCCTTTGTTGCGTACGAGGTCGCGGACGAGAGCAGCTGATTAAAATGCGCTTGATCTCACCTACTGGCGTCCGGGTTTCCACCAGTCCGGAGCTTGGTGAGCATCTGAAGCGTCAGGGTTGGCGGGAGCTGGAGGATGCTCCAGCTCCCGCCCCCGAGGCTGCTCCCGAGGCTTCTGAGGTGAAGACCCGGCGCCGCGTGTCCAAGAAGGATCCTGTCTGATAGGGAGGTGTAGGGGTGGCCTACGCCTCCGTTGAAGACATTGAGGCCCGCATGGGCCGCGAGCTGGACGATTCGGAAAAGACGATCGTCACGGTTCGGTTGAACGACGTTGAGCTGCTGATCCTGTCGCGTATCCCGGACCTTCACACGAAGGTCGTGCAGGGGAAGATCTCGCCTGACCTGGTCGCGATGATCGAGGCCGACGCCGTTATGCGGATCCTGAAGAACCCCGACGGCGTGGTCGGGGAGACCGACGGGAACTATTCGTACACGCTGAACTGGTCGACCGTCTCTGGTCGGTTGTCGCTGCTTCCCGAGGAGTGGCGGATGCTGGGCGTGGGCCGGTCGATCTTCACGGTTCAGGCGTCACTGCCTGTTCCGTGGTGCCAGCCGTGCGGTACGCCCGGCGGCGATGGCGGCTCTGGCTCGCAGTACGAGGACGGCCAGGCGGTGTGGTGGGGTGATTCCTGATGTCCCTCCTCGATAAGGGTATCGAGGACATCGTCATCTACCACGAGATCGTCGAGGTGGACGAGGACGGTAACACGAAGACCAAGGCGGCTTCGGTAGGACAGCCTGCCAAGGCTGTGATCCAGGTTGCCGCAGCGTCCGGTACCTCGGGACGCCGCGCCGAGCAGGACAACGAGGGTTATGAGTCGGAGGCGAACTACCGCCTCCGGCTTCCTCGTACTTTCCCGACGATTCTGGGCGCTCAGGCCCAGATCGAGTGGCGCGGGCAGCGATGGTCGCTCGTGGGTGACGCGAAGGTCTACAACGGGTCTCCGCGAACGGCGCACGTCGACTACACGATCCGGAGGGCGTGATGACCGTTCAGATGAAGTCCGAGAGGGCGGTTCGGCAGATCACGAGTCGCCTTCCGGGCGTTCGTGCGTCCGTGACGGCCCACGCCAACCGGTTCGCTGCGACCGCGCGGGCCAACCTGGCCCGGCACCGGTACGAGGGTAACGCCCGGATCGAGGTTCTGGAGACGTTCAACGCCCGGTACGGGCGGCTGGACGCGCTCGTGTGCCTGGTGGACCTTCCGCACCAGCGCCCGGATGGTTCGTGGTCTCGCGGTAACGCGATGTCCATCGAATTCGGGCATATCCACAACCGGTCGGGCAAGTACGTCGAGGGTCTGTACATCCTCACTTCCGCTTACCGAACCCACACTGGTCTCTAATGGTTGATCGCGACATCAGTCGCGTCCAGAGGATCGTCATTCCGGCCCTCAGGGATGGCCTGCCAGGCGTCAAGGTCGGATCGTGGGTCGAGGATATCGACCATCGCACGTACCCGATTATCAACGTTCGGCGTCTGGGCGGTCCCGGGCTTCACCCCTCCATCGGGCGGATTGACTTCGCAGTGATCGAGCTGACGGCGTACCACGACGCGGGCTTGATCGAGTGCGAAGACCTTCTTCTGGACGCTCGACAGATCATCTACGAGATGGTCGAAAACCAGACTGTTACTGAACACGGCTATCTGCACTCGTATTTCGAAACAATGGGTCCAACGCAGTTCGATAGCCCGTTCGAGGATACCTGGCGAATTCAGGCGCTGATGCAGCTCGGCGCTCGTCCTCGCCGCAATAAGGAGTAAATCCCAATATGGCGCTCGATAACAACAGCCTGTTTACGGCGGCCAGGGGCGACATCTACGTTGGACCCGTTGGCACGACCGCTCCGACGCCGCAGGACATCTCGGCGTTCACGCCTGCCGTGGGTCTGTCGCTCCCGTGGGACCACATCGGTCACACGTCCCGCGAGAATCTCCCCGAGTTCGGGTTTGAGGGTGGTGACACCGAGACCCGTGGTACCTGGCAGAACGAGGCTCTTCGTGAGGTCACGACCGAGCCTGCGGTCGACTATGTGACGTTCCAGCTGCACCAGTTCGACCGTCGGGGGCTGAGCCTGTACTACGGGGCGGACAACGACCCGCTGGCGTTGCCGGGCGAGTTCCTGGTGATGGGCTCCCCGACGAGCGGTACGGAGCTGGCGCTGTGCATGGTCATCACCGACGGTGACGCGAAGATCGCGTTCTACGCCCGCAAGGTCAGCATCCGACGCGAGGATGCCATCCAGATGTCCGTCGACGAGTTCGCAGCCCTGCCGCTGCGGGCGACCTTCCTGAAAGACGGTAACCACGAGCTGTACCGCTGGATCTCGGAGGACATTGCGGTCAACCCGGACGACGAGAGCAGCTGACGAGCTGGGGGGCGCGGCCTGGACCCGCCGCGCCCCTCTTCTTTTTTCATGGGTCCATAAAGCATTGTCACGACAAAAAGGGTCCAACCGTGTCTAACTCGTACTCTCTGGAAGACCTGAAGGCCGACGTCGAGAAGGAGTTCGCTCCGGTCACGCTCACGTACGGCCGTGAGACGTTCAAGCTGCGCCATCTTTTTCGCCTGACGGATGACGAGCGGAAGACGGTTTTTGACACGCTCGACGCCATCAAGGCGGAGGCGGGCTCCGAGGACCAGGAAATCTCGATCGAGGCTCTGTCCAAGCTGTCCGATGCGGTCTGGGCGATGCTCCGGGCCCTGCCTGAGGACGGTAAGGGCGGGAAGCTGGTCGAGGTCCTGGGTGGCGACTTGGCTATCGGAATCAAGATCGTCAATCTCTACACGGAGGGTACGCAGCTGGGGGAAGCCGACACCTCGCCGAACTGATTGACAAGTACGGCGAGAGTCTGTTCGTGTCGTTTCAGCAGGTCTACGGCCTGAACCTGAGGGACATCACCAAGCCGGGGGCGGGCTACACGCCCCGGGAGGTTCTGGCCCTCGTTAAGGGCCTGCCGGTCGAGTCGGCTTTCTACTCGCAGGTACGCGGTGGCCCGCAATTCATAGGCTGGAATCCGGATCGCTACTTGCTGGCCGCTCTGGTGGACGGGGTCAATAGCCTGACCTACGCCTTCGTCCAGGCCAATTCTAAGCGTAAGGCCAAGAAGCCCGATCCCGTGTGGAGGCCGGAGAAGTCGAAGAGCGATCAGAAGAGCAGCCTGTTCGCGGCGATGGCGCGCCGCGCTTATATGGCTAAGCGAAAGTAGGGGTAATCAATGGCCCGTGGAGGTCCGGGCGGCCCGGAAATCGGGCGCGTATCGGTCCGCGTTGTCCCGGACGTGTCGCGTTTCCGCCGGGAAGCCCGCGAGGAGATCCGTAGGGCCACTGCGGACCTTAAAGCGGACGTCGAACTCTCGGTTGATGCAACGGGCCTGCGCCGCCAGTTGCGGGACACTGTCCGGCTGGCCGCCCAGGGGATTACAGCGCAGATCCGCGTCGAGTGGGTCCCGTCCGTTCAGGTTCTGAGGGCCGAGCTGATGCTCTTGATCCGCCGGGCACAGGCGGGTCTGGACGTCGAGATTCCGGTCCGGTTCAACAGCCGCGGGATGGGCGGCTTCGGCGGTGGCGGGATGGGCGCCAGTACATTACTGCTGGCTGGCGCGATCGCCGCAATCATAGCCCCGGTCGTGGCTTTGGTGGCTACGCTGCTAGCGGCGCTGCCGTCGCTGGTCGGCATGTTTGGCGCTCTCGCGGGTGTCGTCTATCTGGGTATGGACG